CAGGCTCCCGAGGTTGGCCGTCGACGGGTTTGTCGTGTTCACGTAGTAATACACCCCCGCCGCTGTCGTCGTGCGGTCCAGATCGTCGAGGAGCGGCGCGGTGGCAAGATTTCCCCAGCCGAAGGCCCCCACGGTCAGCAGTCGCCCCGCCGTGGCGTCGGTGGGGGAGGATTGGACGGCAGAGCCGGAGACAAGGCCATTCAAAACCGGGTTCACGAATACCGAGTCTCGCCACGCCACTTCATTGAGCTTTGTAACCAGCGCGTCGGCCAGTGTCTGCGATGGCTGATCCTTGACCACCAGGCTGCCGGCTTCCTTGCGGCCATCCTCTCCGACAGTAGCGGCAATGTAGTATCCGCCGGGATGCAGATCGCCGAGATCAAGAAGGCCGGTCGCGTCGGTAATGAAGCTCATCTTCATGCGCACAAGCGACGTTCCGCCTATCCCGACGACCCCCACTTGAGACGGTATGACATCGACCGGCGTATTCGCGAGCGGCGTGCCGTCATATCCTTCAAGAATTCCACTTACAGTTGTCATTCGCGTGTCTCCTTTGTCATGCTATTCATTGTGGCCATTTTCTGCTCCTGTTACTTCCACCGCGCCTGAATGGTGCCACCGTCGAATGACGCAGCCCCGGTGCTCGTTATCCTGACACGGCTTATGTCGCCGCTCATATTCACACGGCCGCCGCCAATGCTCGGCCTGTCGCCACCAACCGATCCAGTGTGGTCAGAGACCCAAACGTTTGTGCCCGTCATCACCTGCGCTCGCAGCACCCCGGAAAACGCATTAGCAGCATTGTTGAGCACAATAACGAACCCATCGGTCGCGGTCGCACCCGCCGCGCCGGGGCGTTGCCCTGTGGACGTATAGCCCGTGGTCACATAGCTTGAGGCATTGCCTATCTGGACCAAAAGGTTGTCGCCAGTGTTGAGCGATACCTGGTCGAGTATGATCTCAACCTCCCTCACCCCCGCCGGGATTGCGGTGGTGATAGCGTGCGCGACCCCTGATGGTGTCGTCACCTGCGAATATCCCCACTGCGCGCCAGCCACCTGCGCGTCAACATACGCCTTGACCGCCGCGCCGTCAGGCAGATTAGCGCCGTCAGTCAGGGTGTCCTCCGCCGCCCGCACCGCCGCCGTCCCAAGGCCGAGGTTGTTGCGGGCGGTCCCGGCATTAGCCAGATCGCTCAGGTTGTTACTCCGGTGTGCGTAGCGCGTATCGGGCTGCACCGACGCCGTGCCGAGCGCCACGCCGAGACGGTAAGGTATCCAGTTATTGCCGCTCTTGCTGGCAATCGTGATCCATGCGCTATTCGTTGCGTTGCGCATCTTCAGGAGATTGTTCGTCGTGTCGAACCATACCATGTTTGCAAATGGCGATCCCGGCGCGGTCGGCCCCGCGTTCGACGTTGCGATAGCGGCCAGAGCGTCATTCAGGTCGCTCCTGAAAGCCGCGCCCGGCGCATTGTCTAAAAAGTAGTCGTGTTGTGCCATGCTAGAGCCTATCCGAGTTGATGCCGAGTTCAGAAACTGTGAGGTTCACGTCCGGGCTGTCGCTTTTCACAATAGCACGAAACTCAAACGCGCGCGCCTCAAATTCGCCGCTATCTAGCCGATCCCATGCCGACCAAGACGGGCTTGCGAGCGGATCGTCATCCGTATGCCGCACCTGCACGACCACATCGCCACCCTCCGGCACATTGCCGTCAAAACTCGCCCAACTGTCGATCTGGTTGGTGCGCGCGTCGATGAAGTCAGAGACGTTGAAGGACGTAAGCGCGATCCGCGCGGTCATGCGCCGTTTCACCACCGATCCGAAATCGAAGCCCGCCGCAAAGCCGTATGTGCCCACCTGCGCTACCGCCGGATTGGTCAGCCCAAGATTGCCACTCGTCACCGTCAGGCCGGTTTTCGTGCCCGAAAAGGCAGGCGCTTCGTCAATCGTATCCGTCGCCGCGAATTGCAGCACGGTCGCTTGTTTGGTCGTAACCTTAGCCGTGGTCAGGCTTGTGCGCCCGCCCTGGTCAATTACCCGCGCGAGGTATGTGCCGGGCAGTAGCGGCAGGACCGCCATCTGCGCGCTTGCCTGCGCCAGATCGCCAACGGTGTTGGCCGCGCCCCACGTCGCGCCGGTGAACGCCGGGCTGTGGCGAAACACCACCTGCCCGCCAAGCTGCACGTCGATCTCGTCCGGCCTATCCCACCGCAGGTATGCCGCCCCACCGAAGGCGCTGATTGTCAGCCCCTGCAAGCCAGCCGGTGGCGTCGACCTGCCCACGACATTATGCGCCGCAACAATCGACCACGGCCCCGGCAATCGCCCGCCCTGCGGCACCCAGCGGAGCCGGAAATCGTAGGTCTCCGCCTCGCGAACGCCGGATATGATGATCGTGCCGTCGCCGCGCTCCGCGATCTGCGCCGCGCCGAAAGGCTCGCCAGTCCCGGACGCCCGTTGCTGAATGTCCAGCGTCGCGCCCGCGAAGGCAGAATTTTCTGGTGCCGGATCGACATTGAAGGCGACCCGCACGGTCAGCGTCCCGTCATTGGCCAGCGTCAGCATCCGCTCGTCCGAGATCACGTCCCGGACATTCGGCGCGGGCAGGACTGGTAGCGGCGTCAGATTTGTCTCGAAAGGCGGGATCGGCTCATCGTCGCCGCCATAGATGACCTCTCGATAAGGCACCGCCGTTATCATCGCCTCGGCATGGCTCGACGGGCGGATGGATATGATCTGCGCGTCATCGGTCACCAAGCCATACAGACCGAATCCGAACAAATCACCGCGTGCAACGGCAGGAGCACCGCCCACTGGCGTGATATTGGTCGAAAGTGTCACCTCATTTGTGAGGCCCGGCGCGGTTACCACCCGGCGCGTGATCGCCGCATCATCCGGCGTGCGGATGGAGATGCCGTATTCCTTGCCCGCCTCCATTTCGAGTTGCTCGTCGAGCACCAGCGCCGTGACGTTGTTTGCTCCGTCCACCGTCACGCTCTTGACGCGGCCCGAGTGCAGCCCGACCAGAAGCACGTCATGCGTGATCTTCACGCGGTCGCCACGCTGGTAGGTCAGAAACTCCATGTCCTGCTTGAATATCCACCGCTCAGGCTGGTGAATAGCCTGCGCCATGCGGTAGCGGCCCAGCTTCGCAATCTGGTCGGGGTGAGTCACGCCCGGCAGGCGAAGCTCCTCAAAGCGTGTGGCGTTCGATATGTCAAAGCCCGGCTGATAAACGCGAAATTCATCCTGACGCCAGCCCTCTAGCTCATTGATGAACGGGATTCTGAACGCATGAGGCAGTTCTGAAAAACCCTTTTCTGCCTCGAACTGCGCGCTGTTGCGGGGCGTGATATGGCTGACCGGAAACGGGCGCGGCCTGTCGATGACAACGCCCCAGCCATCATTGACATAGGCCGGTGCTGCCCGCCCGCACGCCGCCGCCTCGGCCATGACTTCCCAGACTGAACGGCCATTGCGGATCAGAAGATTGCACTCGAAACCCTTCTCGGCGCAGAACTCGTGGAAGTCCTCAAGCGACGGCAAATCAAGGCTGCTGTCGGACAGCGGCACCGCGTTAGCTTTGCCTTGCATAGCGTGCCGCACCAGTGACGCCGGGTTTGTGATCTGCTGACCGTCCACCCATGACGTGCCATTCCAATCCTTGCCCAGCGTCGTGACGACGCCGTTGAACTCGTCCAAAGTGCCGTTCAACTGATTGGTCGCGCGAATGCGAACTGTCGTCGTCGCCACCTGGACACCCTCGCGGATCGGGTCTCGATCTTCGATTGCCCGCAGCGCCGTCCAATATGTCGCATCCGTGACGCGCCCCTCCCCGACCACGGCAGGCAGCCGCTCGACGCGCACCTCGTATTGCCCCTTCTCCGGCACGCTCCACCGCATCCCGTGGCGGACCGTCGATTGCCGCTTGCCAGTGATTCTGACCACGTTCCCGGAAATCCAGCTATCCGGGAAGGTCTTGCTGGTAAAATTCGGCGTCAGCCATGTCGTATCGCCGACCTTGCGATACTCGATCCGCACATCAACAGACCGTGAAATTCTGTCGCCTGACTTGCGACCAATGATAATCAGCCCGCCGGGAAAGGTGATGTCGATGCTTAGCTCATCCGCGACTGCTGGTGCAGTTCTGACCTGCGGCCCGGCAGGCTCGTCAACCTGCTCGACAACCTCGCCAAGCAAGACCTGGACATTATCCTCAATCACCGTGTCGGAATACAGGGCGCGCGGCGCATCACCGGGCAGCCCGGCCCTGTGTTCGATTTCCACGTCCTCGAAGTCGCTCAGCGGCGTCTCGCCTATCTTGAGTGAGTCCTCGTCGATGTGCAGCGGGCCGATGCCCCACACAAACAGCGCCCGGAGATATTGGTCTTGCCCGACGATCTCGGTGAATGTCCGCGCGCCATAGTCCGGCGCTACCCGCCGCCTCCCGAGGATTTGCGGGACCGCTTCAAACGGGCGGGCGCTGTTGCGGAATCCCTCAATCGAGAAAATCTCGTCCTCTGCCGGTGGCCTCCCCGGCTCCTTGATCGGCACCAAAGCATTGATTGCCAGATTGCCGACAACAGCGATGCCCGCCTGCAATAGACCTTGCTGAAAAGTGCTAAGCCCTGCGAATATCTGCAAACCAGGCACGACCGAAGCCGTGACAAGAACGGCGAGCGAAAGAACCGTGCGCAACGTGTCCTTGCCACCTCCGCCGCCGCCGCCCATAGGCAGAACGCGAATCTCGACTGTCTTGCCAGCCTTCGGCCTCACACAGTGCCAAAATTCACGCTTGACCATATGCCCGTCGATAAAGGCCACCGCATGCGCTGCGAGCACTGGATCGGGCTGCGCAAAGGCCAGCATCTCCGCGATGGTCATGCCCTCGGCCACCGGGACCGTGGTCGATCCAGCGTCAAAAGGATGCGCCGCAGCGGTGAGCATCACGGGATTATCCAGCATGTCGATAGACCCCTTCGCAGCGCCGCGACCACAATGGCGATGCCAGGCTCTCGACCATAACACCGTTCCTGTTCCCTATATGCACAAACCGCGACCTGTCCAGCATCACGCCGACATGACAGGCCCGACCCCCGCAGCGCAACAGGGCTACATCACCAGTGCGCGGCGTATCAACCTGCGCCCATTTGACCTTCTCAGCGGACATGATACCGCCGATCGCCGCCCGATCTTTGCGTGTGCCGCCCGCCGACATATACCCCGTGTCGTAAAGCGGTAAGGCGATCCCGAGAACGTCCCTGTAAAACAGCCACGCCACCGCCCAGCAATCACCGCGCTCATAGCTGCGCCCGTGCGCGCAAAACTCCATGCCCATGACGCGCTCAACAAACTCAGCCGCCGTCATAATCCCAACCCATTGAAATCAGCCGGGGAATAGGTGATAGCGGGATACGGCTCGTGAACGAAGTCCTCCCTGACCAGATCGCCCGAGACGGTCTGTGCGTTATATGTCACACCGCTCAGCCGCATACCCTCATGCTGCACCTCGATCACGTCAGGCGTCTCCTGCCTCACCACCAGAATTGACACAAAAGGCGGTGACGTGATCGAGCGGATTATCTGACCTATCTCGCGCCCGACATTGCTGATCGAAAGGCTGGCGCGCGGCGGCGCATCCTCGTTGCTTTCCGGCAAGGAAATCTCGAACGGAAAGGCAATGTAGGTCCGCCCGTTGGATATGAGGTTCACCCTGTCGTTGACCACGCGGATCGGCTCTGCAAGATCGGGATGACTGATCTCCAAAAGCACAAGGTGCAGGTCTGACTCATCAGCCCATGCGTCCGCGCGGAGCTGGTCTGATATGGTCAAGGCTGTATCTCCAGGGACAGGGACACACGCCAAAGGCGCTCGGCTGGGTATTCTGCCCCGACAATCCCGGTGTATTGCGGCGGGCTGGCAAAGGCAAAGACGGCGGCGCGGTCATTGCGCGGATCGATCCAATCGAACGACATCGCGCCGTTGCGGAGTGTGGCGTGGAAAAACTCTTGCAGAACCTCAACCTGCTCCCCATCAATCACGATTTCTCCCGAGATAGAAGTGGTGTTCGCCGTGAACCGGTTTCGCCGCGTCGGCGGCCCTGCGTCCATCGGCGAGCGCAGAACGGAGTCATCCGCAGATATTATCGGG